GGACAGAGATCGGGATCTCTTTCGTATTGACCGGGACGAGCTGGGAGGCGTTTATCCTTTCGAACTCGAGGAACTGGTTTACCTGGGTTCGCATCGTCGCGAGACTATCGATAACGTCGTCCGAAAGATTCATTCCAGCGAGCTTGTCGAACTGGTTTTCGAGAGTTACCTGGACGCGATCGACGTCGTCGACCGTGTCGTAAGTAAGCTCGCTCGCGAACTGATATCCGAGAGCAAGGTAAGACGACTGGACGGCGTTCGCGATTATCTGGTTATTCGCGTTCCGCTCGATCCTTCCGAGAGTAATCCCTTCGAGGCTTACGATATCGTCTCCGAACGAAAAGAACTTCTCGAAGACCGCGAGACCCTGGGTAAGGTTCTGGAATAGGCCGGAGGAGCTGGAGACGATACCCTGGAGATTATCCGCGAGCCTCTGGGGTTCCTGGACGAGCTGGGTTATCTCCGAAGAGAAGTTCCCGACCAGACTGGAGAATTCGTTTAAAGGCTGTCCGACAGAATTAAAGGTCGCGGTATTCGAGCGGACGGCGTCTGTAAATTTACCGAGGACGGCTGTCGCCGCTCCGAAATTAACCGCGGAAGAGACATTAAAACCGGAGGCGATATCGGTATTAACCGCCGCGTTAACGCTGTCGAGGCTCTGGTTTATCTGGGACAGGGACGTCGGCGCCGGGACTGGGTTCGTCTCTATGTCCGAATAGTCGAAGACGAGATCGATCTTTCCTTCCCCGAGCCTCGTAATATCTTCCTCGAGCGTACCTGGTCGAGCGGTTACGAGAAAGGATCCACTATAAAAAGGATGGGAGAGCGTACCGTTACCGGGAGTCTCCAGAGCCGCGAGAAGAGCGTCTCGCTTTTCAAAATAGGACAGGCCTCCTGGAGTCGTCGGAGGATCCGCCGAGACGATCGCGGATATCGAGAACGAGCGAGGCTTAAGACCCAGATCCTCGACCTTTTGTTTATCGCTGTTCGGGTATTCGTGGAGGACTTGCTTACGGCCGAACGAGGTCGACGCCGACTTTATCAGGAAGCGAGCGCCGCGGAACGAGCCTTCGAAGAGATCGTCGAGAGTCGCCATTACGCCGACGCCCCCATATTTTGCCCGACGTTAAACGAGACCCCGTTATCCTGGGATCTGGTCTGGACAGACTGTACCGCTCCGCCTGGGTCGTTTAAATTGATATCGACCATCGCGGAGGACTTCGAATCTTTAAACAGGCCGGAGGCCATATTTACCAGCATTCCGAGCGGCGTCGAGTCGAAGATCTTTTTCGCGAAGGAAGCGAGATCCATAAAGAACCCTTTTATCGAGGTAACCATATCGGAGAACCACGTCGTAACGGATTCGATCCGATCTCCGATCCAGCTCGAGACGGAGTCCCAGTTCGACCAGAGCCACAAAAGAGCAAGGACGACGGCGCCGATCGCGACAGCCCAGAGGATAAACGGAAGGGTTAATCCGGCGAGAACGCCGGCGACGGTTCCGCCTATCGTGATCAGAGCCGCGAGTCCGGAGAGTAGCATTCCGATAACTGCCAGAACCGGAGCCACTACAGCGAACAGGACGAGCATTATCGCGACCAGGTTTTTAACGAAAGGCGAGGCCTCTTTAAACTTCTGGGCGAGTCCGGTAAGGATCTTCGCGAGAGGGATAAGTCGCTGGGCAATTATTCCCCCGATATCCTCGGAGGCGTCTCCGATCGCGTTCTTTAAGATGATAAACGACCCGGCGCCGGCTCCAGCCGCGGCGATAGCCGCTCCCCCGACGGAGGATTTAAGCTCGGCGAGGATAATCTTCTGGGCTTCGGCGGTATGTCCGGTCTCCGCGAGTGCCTTAATAAGGCTCTCCTGGGAGTCGGTTAATTTAATCCCGGCCTTCCGTAAAGCTCCCAGGCCATCGGCCGGAGAATTTAACGCCTTTCCGACGATCATCGTCGCGGATTTTAGGTCGATTTTTAACTTCGTCGCGAGATCCGCGGCGTAACCCTGGGCGGCGAGGAAGGTTTCCCCGGAGACGTTTTTAAATAAGAGGAGATTCTGGGTAACCCCGGAGAGGATCTCGTCGTCCTGGAATAGGGTCGTCGCCTGTAGATTCGAGGCGGCTTTCGAGAGTTCGGCCATCGTTAAACGAGCGGCTCCCCCTGTCGACTTTATACTCGCTTCGACCTGGGCGATAGCCGAGGCCTCGTCGCTCCAGGCCATAATCGACCCAGCGATAAGTCCGGCGGAGGCCGCGGAAAGGAATTTAAGATCGCCTCCGATCTTTTTAAATTTTTTCCCCATTCCATCGATAGAAGCCGAAGTCGCCTTCGCTTTATCCTGGACGTTCTGTAGGGATTTAGATATCTGTCTCGAGACGGCCGAGAACTTATCGATCGCCTCGATCCTGTAGCTTATGTTAAAAGACATTACCGCCTCGCTTTTTCGATCTCTCGCTTCGATTCCTTCGCTATCTTATCCGCTTCCTGGAGGATCCGGAAGAGCTTAGTTAATGGAACGGTCTCGAGGTATTCGGCGGTATATCCTCCCTCGTAGAATTTAACTATCCTCGCGATCGTCGACTCTATTTCCTCTGGAGAGTCTTTAAGCGCGAGGATAGGATAAAATTTCCGAGATATTCCCCCAGGATCGAGTCGATATCGTCCGGGTCGAGCTTGTCGTAAAGCGCCGACGTTAACGTCTCCCGGCCTTCGATAGTACAGACTCCGGAGGTTAACAGACGACGGAAGTCTTCCAGGAAGGCGACCATATCGACAGAGGAGGAAAGCATAATCGCGACGATATCCGAGCCTTTAATCTCGACGTTCTCTGTCGTTTTTTTCTCGTCTCCGCCGGTATTCTGGACGCTTGTAATCGCCCGGAAAAAGCCTTGCTGTAATTTCGTCCGCTCTTTCGCGTTACGCTGGGACGGAGCTTTAAGGATAAGTAACTTCCCGACCTCCTGGTTCCCGGCGTGAGCGTAATCGATAGGCCTCGTTAATTCGAATTCGAATTCGTCTTTTACCATAACTTACTCCCCTTCCCAGTTTAAAAAATAGTTGATCCGATTAAATGGTCGGACGATCGCCTTTAAATTCCAGCTCGATAACGCCGTCGGCGGATAGAGGGATCGCGTAGTTATTACAGATCGCCGCGTTCGTGAAGGTTCGGGTTAATGTACCTTCCGCGACCTGGGCTGTAATCGTTACGACGTTCCGGTTCTGGTTCGCCTTCCATTGTCGAGCGAGAGCGATATTCGCGACAGTTGCCGCGAGTGCAAATTTAACCCGGCCGAAGTTCGTCTCGACGTTATTCGCGAAGACTTGCTGTAATTGACCGCCGCCGGCCGACTGGACTTTTACGTCCTGTTCGCCGAAGCCTTCGTCGAACTCGCAAGAATTCGGAACGATCGCGACCGCGACGTTATTTATCAGGATACTAGGGTCGGAAATCTGGGTAAACATAGGCTTAACTCTCCGCGGTAAATGCGATCTGAATCGTCGCGACCAGTTTACGGAACTGGGTAACGATGGGGGTCTTCATTTGGATAGAGGCGGAACCTTCCGCGAGATCTACCGTTACGACCAGGTTCTCCTTATAAAACTGGAGAGCGGCTTCGCCGGCCTGGACGAGACATTCGTTCGCGAGCGCCTGGTAAAAACGAGTCGAGGCGGCTTCGATAGACGCCGGGTTCGCCATAGCGCGACCGGGAATTAAGGCTCCCTCGGTAAGGCGGCACTGTGCGAACTGGGCTTTATAGTTGTTAAAAAAGTATTCGCGGATCGCCGAGGAAGTGTCGACATAACACAAAAACTTAAAGGTTACGTCCTCGTTCGAGGCGGCGTCGGTTTTGTAGGTCGTAACGAATTCGCCGAGGATTACTTCGTTCCCGCCGATATTGTTACCGTATACAGAGATCCCGGCGTCGCGTAGATCGTCGAGTTCGTCCATCGTAAAGCCGACGTCGAAATCCATTAAAGGGAAAGCCGGAACCGGAGTATTAAAATAAGGCAAGCTCGCGAGAGCGATACCGCCGAAGCGATCCAGGCTCGCGTTACGAGAGATAACGAATCGGCCGATCGCGGCGTCTTCTGTCATTCGGAGAGCGCGAATACTTGCGAACTGTGCCGCCTTCGCGTAAGGGATCTCGAGAATAGCGCCCCCTTTGTAATTCGTAGCGGAGACCTTTTCGTCCCCCATAATAACGACGCTCTGGGAGTTATGCAGATTCCCCAGGGTAACCAGGTTCGCGTAAGTATCATCTTTCGCGATAATGGCGACGCCGTCCAGAACCATATTATTAACATCCCAGCGAGCATCGAGGAAGTCTTTTACCGTGTCGATATCGGCGGAATAAGGCCAGACGATCGTCTGGTAACGCTGGTCGACGATCACGTCGAAAAGGGTCGTAAAGCTCGGATCAGTAGCGCCCGAAGCCATTACAGTAACCGAGGTCGTAATACCAGCGACTTCGCCTTCGATTTTAAGTCCGATCGTATTACCGACAGTTCCGTCGTTATCCGCGGTTACGTCGACTTTCGTCGTCCCGTCGGATGCAGTACAGGGAACCCGTGTATCGGCGTTTATAGCGGCGATCGCGGCGGCGATAATAGCGGCGGCGGCGTCTCCGTCGGATACAGCTATCTCGAAAGCGTGATCGGCTTTAGAGCCGACGATAAAGGTAAGCGTACCGTCTTCGGTAGCAGTTCCGGAGACATTGAAAGCGCCGGCGGCTGGAGTTCCCGCGGCATCGTCCAGAGGGATCGCGTCGATCCTGGTCTTCGTGTTATAGCGGCGGATATTACGAATAATACCGGCGAGCTGTGAATTTACGCCGAAGTAAGTATCCCAGGAGCCGTCGTTCTGGATATCAGTTACCAGAAGTCCGGACGCCTTAGTTCCGGCGGCGACTTTCTGTCCGATACAGAGGATCCTCTGGGGTTTATTTCCGACGAGGGTATCGGCGGAGACGAGGGAGATATTTACTTCCGGTTCGCGGATAACGGTCGTCATAATTGCTTACTCCTGGGGCTTGTCTTTAGAGGCTGGACGAGGTTTTTTTTCGTCCTGGATAACTTTTTCGTCCTGGATAACTTTACAGAAGCCGTCGGCGTCTTTAATGCGGCGTCTCCAGAATCGCTCGAGAGGAACCCCGTCGGCGTCGGTCTTTACGTTTACGATCTGTCCGACCTTGTAGGATCCGACCTTTTTAAGGACTTCGATCTTCATAACGCGAGCGTCTCCAGAGTATTTACAGGGATTTCGATCTTTATCATAGCGGAAAATCTTACCGTTATTCCGGCTCCTCGTCTAGGTTTATCTGGGACAGATAGGTCGTAAGCTCCGAGAACTGGTTTCGATGGATTACGGACACGTCGCGGAAGGCTCTTTCGAAGTGGCGGATCGCCGTATCTCTCGAGGTTATTTCGATCACTTGCTGGAACTGGAATTCGTGAACGTAGAAGGCGCCGTTATACGAGACGAACTGGTCGCCGTTATAGGGAATAATTCCCTGTCCCTGGGCGTAGAGATCGGACTCCAGATCGACCCCGAGGATCGACTGGAATATCGGACGACGGATATCCTCGATCAGATCCCGACCGACCCGGCCGTTCGTCTTCGTAAGGATTTCCCCTTTATTCGGGACGAATATAAAAATCGAGAACCCGGTAATAATCTTCTGCCTAAAGTCGGCCTGTCTTCCCTGGGTCGTCGTCGCGTCGTTCTGGTTTAATCGATCTTTATTCGCCTGGTTATCGGCGAGGACGACGAAAGCCCAGATCGACTCGTCCGGCTGTTCGGTATAGGACTCGAGAAGCGTCTGGTAATCGACAGCTCCGGAGATCCTGGGCGAAGTATGGACGAGCCACTCTTCGACGGCGCCTATCGGAGCCGCCTGGTCGAAATCAGTAACGAACCGGAAAGTCGTCGGAGTCGGGACGGCGGTTACTGTTTTAAGGCCGTTATATCCATAAGGGAAGGTCTCCTGAACGTACAGAGTAACGTCGTCCGGGAGAGGGGTCGCGGATCCTCTGGTAAGGATTAGCTTATTACGATTCGGGACGGACTTTAAAATATAAGTTCTATTCGCCTCGGATCCCGAATAAATAACGACCTCCTGGTTACGGTCGAGAGGAGCGTTCGCGTTAAACGTGAAGGCGTGAGGGGTTAAAAGGTTAAGGGTAATCTCTGTCGCCGTCTCGACGAAAGTATCGACCTCGACAGGAACCTGGATTCCGGACAGCGTTACCAGGCCTCCGGCGCCTAACCCGTGAGCGGACTCCGTCGTTACCTGGATAACGCCGGCGCCTATCTTCGCGACGGCCGTAACTCCGAGTCGATTAGCGAAAAACGGGGAGAGAACCGGGAGGCGGCTCTGGAGCTGGAGGATTATCTGTTCGGTCTTCACGTTAAAGCCTTCCGTAATTCGTTCTCGACGCCTTTCTGTATTGTAGCGGATTCCGCGGTAATCGCGTTCTTAATACCGGGTCTCGGTTTCATTCTGGAGGTACCTGTCTCCAGGAACATCGAATAACCGGCGGATCCTTCTCTGGATCCTACCTCGAGAGCCTTCCAGCCGTGTATCTGGAACCCCATCGACTTTCGGTAATCTCCGGATCTGTTCGCCGGAGTCTCTCCCGGCGCCGAGGCTCTATGGTTTCGCTTCGATTTACCGCGGCGGATCTTGTAAACCTTTCCCGATTTCGTTCCCCGGAGGACTTCGTTCCGGATGGACTTTAACCAGACACGGCCGGCGGCGTCCCATCCTCGGCGGAGACCCTGGATCGCTCGGCGGTCGAGGTTCTTAAGGTCGGCGGCGACTTTAATCGAGCCTCCGTTAAGAGTGATCGACATAATTACGCCGCGTTATTTGATTTCGCCGAAGTCCCGCGAACGGTACACCGGAGGAGGAGGAATTCGTGTCGGAGATCCAGATCCTCGACGTCCAGGATATTAAACCGGGTTCCCTCGAAAAGGATCCACGTCTGGGCGGTAACGCCTTCGTCGAAGCGAATATAAATTCGATGGGTAACGTCGCGCTCGATGTTTGTCGAATCGAATACGGTCTCCCCGGAGACGCTCTCGATCATCGCCCAGACGTCCCCAGGAGGAATCGGGGATCCGGAGATCTGTTTTTTCGTGAAGGTCTCGGTATAGTCGATCCCGTTCTCCGGAGGCGTTATCGCCCGGTTCTCGAGACGGACAAGGCGATCGAGGTCTCCGATACAGACCTTCCGACGCTTGCCTTTAATCTTAACGCAAGTCGCCATAAATTAAGCCCGGAAGTCGAGGATCCGATACTGTTTATAAACTGCCATCGCCTCGGCTGGAGCGAATTTACAGTCGCATCCTCCGCCGTCTGGACTACAGTCGCCGCGGTTCTGGTAGACGCTCGTCGCGTGAGCGAGGAGAGCGTTTTTAAGATCGGAAGGAATATCCGAGACCTCGGCGTATCCGGCCTCGAAGTCGATCGTTATAGACTGGGGACGGATATCCACAGTCGGCCATTGTTTACCGGACGCCGGAATAAGCCTCGAGAAGTCCCCGGAGTAATCGATATCGATATCGTCCAGATCCATCGTAATCGGAGATCCGTTTACCTTATAGGTTATCTCGACGACAGAAAGGAGCGGACAGCGACGGAGCGTAACCGGAACGTCCATAAAATAACGGGCGAACCGATAGTCGATCGGAGTCTCCTCCAGATCGCCGAAGATATCCCGATAAGTCCGGAAGGTCTTTTTCGTTATCTCTCGCTTCGTATATCGCTCGGCTTCCAGGGTTACCCCTTTAATTATCCGATCGATTATTACGTCGTTCGCGTTCCCGTTTACCTTCGCCCAAAGTTTAAAGTCGGCGACGGAGAGAGCTTCCTCGGTCGCCGGCTCGGTTACCTGGTAAGGCTGGGTCTTATACAAGGACATTACTCCCCGTCTTTATTTTCGCCGGCCTCTCTCGCGAGGCGAGCCTTCCTTTCGGCTTTTGTTTCGGCCTTAGTCTCTGGAGCGTCGAGAGATTTATTCTCCGGAGCTTCGGTTTTTTGCGATACTTTTTCGATTACGTCTCGCTCGAGCCATCGTTTAATAGTAGCGGCGGAAGTATCTTTCGGAATCTCCCGTCCCTGTTTGAGTGTAACAACCTTCTGTTCTTTCGTGGCGACGTCGCCCGATCTTTTCGCGATATACATAAAGTCCCCTCCTGTAGGGTATTGATCCGGGATATCCGGAGAACTCGATTATATAGAATCTGTCGGCAAAATATCAGAGGCAAGGATTCCTAAAAGGAAAATTGCGAAGACCCCGGTCGTTACATTCGTCGCGACAAGGCGAGGCCGGATATAGTTTTTCGTCCCGAATACGCCGCTCGTCGGAAGAGCGACCGGAGACGCACAGTCGTAATCGATAACCGCGTCGCCGACCAGTATCTTCGATGGGTCGACCTCCGTCCAGGGGTCTTCGACTCCGTCGTCGTCGCTTTCGTCGATCTTTAGAGTATAGGTTCCATCTACCAGTCCGCCGGCCAATAAAGCGAAGCCGATACCGCCTTCCCAGTCGCCGACATAGTGAGAGGTAAGATTCGAGTCTCCGTCCGAATTGATAGAGGCGAAGCCGAGCGTCTTTATCTTCGTATCCGAGTCCATATCGCCGAACGCTTCGGTCTGTTGTTTTGTGATCAGAAAAAGGACGGCTCCTGTCGGAGTCGGATGGACTGGGATCTGTGCGAGGATAGTCCCGGTCGCGTCGGCTCCCGGATCGCTTCCGATATCGTAATCGAACGAATCCCCGACGACATTTATCGCGGTAAAGGTTCCGTTATATTCGGCCGGCGTAGCGCCGGATATCGTTACGTCGTCGTTCTCGAGTAAACCCTGGGTCGATACGAAGGTTCCTGTCGCTGTGTTTCCGACGTGAACCAGGGAGGCAAGGGGAGCGGATAAGGTAGCGGAAGGAACTCCGCTCGCGGTAACGACCGGGCGAAGATAGCGACGAGTATCGAATACCCCTATCCCAGGATAGGCGGCATCTCCTGGAACGTCTGTCGCTACGCCGGATCCGATTACTTTCGAGCTATCTACGGGATCCCAGGTTAACTCGTCGTCCGAATCTTCCCAGGATAAAGAGTACTCGCCGTTAGATAATGTCAACAAAAAAGCGACAACCGATAACCGAGCCATCGGGTCGGAGGTATCGATAGACTCTCCAGGGTATTCGCCGTCTCCGTCCGCGACGACGTTCTGGTAAAGGCTAATCCTTACATTAACGCCGGAAATAATATCGGACATATAAACCTCGAATTCTGGATAAAAAAAGGGGAGGACAAGCCTCCCCTGTGGGTCACTCTGCAAAAAGTGTTAAGTAGTAGGCTCCAGCTCCGCACCGGAAGCAAGGATCGCGCATACGCGAGTCGCTCCAGTAGTAACGGCCGAGGCTACGATTACCGCTCGCACATAACGACGAGTCCCGAAAGCGCCGATCTTTTTAAGAACGCCGCTCGAGTTCGCTGTTAAAGCCGTAATCGATCCTATCAGTTTACTCGAGTCGATAGCCGCGAAGGACGAATCGTCCGCGGAATCTTCCAGAGACATAAGATAAGAGCCGTCTGTATATCCGGTAACATCGAGAACGGCTGTAACGCCGAGGCCGAAGTTCGCCGTATCGATAGAGGCGCCGTTAACGGTAGAGTTCGCCGCGATCGCCTGGTTAATGCTATGGGAATATCGAATTCCGCTTGTAATCTCTTCTGACATAACTTTCTCCTGGGAGGGTTAAGGGTTAAGGGAAGAGGGGAGCGAACTCCCCTCCTCTCCGGATTAGTCGATACGCAAGCGAGCGAAAGACTCGTAAGAGGTAACGTCGCCGCCGGTTCTCTTCGTAACGTAAAAGAGGACGTAAGGCTTCGCGGTATATGGATCGCGAATTACGCGGAAGCCGGTACGATCGACGATCGTATAGCCTTCGTTAAAGTCGCCATAAGCTACCGGGAGAGAGTCGTCCGCGATTGCTGGCATATCGTCGCAGAAGATTATGTCCTTACCCAGTAAAAGAGGCATCGGACGGTCTTTCATCATCATAGACTGGAGGATGTAAACGCCGGAGGTAGAGGCTTTTAAAGTCGCCACAGTACCGAAGGTCGTTCGCTTCATTAACCAGACCGCTCGAGCCTGGTAAGCCTCTTTAATGCCGTTCTGGAGTTTAACCATATCGTCGCCGACGATCGCGTCGTTCGTGCTGGTAAGCATTGTCTGAACTTTGCCGCGTTCGTAGGTTCCCCAGGTAGTAGCGTCGTCCAGGGTCAGAATGCCGCGAGGTTTCAGAACGCCGTTACCAGATATAAAGCTGGTATTTTCAGTCCGGGACAGGATATCGGTAGTCTTACCGGCTAACCAGGCCTCGGCGTCGATACCGGCGTCGTCCAGGAACTTCTGGGTCGCTTTCGGCATAGCATACTGTTCGTGCGCTTCGATCGTTAACTTACCGATTAAAGGAGTATTCGTAGCGGTACGGACGTCGGTTTCACCTACCCAGCCGCCGGACGAGGATTCGTTATCGTCGATAATTACTTCCAGGCCGTCGGAGCCGATAGGCTGTACATTCGCGACAAGGCGTAAAGGCGAGGTCTCGAATATGCGTTTAATCATACGAGCGGATACTTCCGGACGAATCAGGTAACCGCCGGCGGGGTTATTACCGACCAGCATCTCCTTAGTTTGGATC